TATTGCGTTTACGCGCTCGCCTCGACTTATACGGCAGCGCATGCCGGTGTGCATGGCGCGCGCTTTGTGGCGCGCGAGGGCTCGCTTTACGAAAAATATTCGGGCACTGGCACCGAGTATGCCGTGCGGGCGACGGACGGGTTGATCGAGCTTGGCCCGCGCGTGACGTGGAGCACCGACAGTCCCGGCAATGTGCTGCTCGATTTTCAATCCGGCATCGGCGGGGTTATCGGCAGCGACAAGGTGTTGACGACAATCAACACCAATGCAGCGTTTACGCTGACGCCGTATGTCCATGCAGAAGAGGTGCGTCATACCGGCACGCTGACGGCCGACCGGGCGTTGACGCTATCCACAACAGGGGTGCGGGCCGGGGCCAAGTTTAGGCTAACTCGCACCGGCGGCGGAGCGTTCAATATTACCCATGCGCTGAAGAACCTCGCCACTAACCAGTGGGCGGAGTTCTGTTACGACGGTTCGGCTTGGTATCTGGCAGCTTTTGGGAGCTTGTGAGATGTGGGCAAAATACGAGCTGCAACTCGGGATCATTGCCGAGCTTTTTGACGAGGAGCCCGAGCTGACTGAAGAGGAAAAGGGTTTTTATGGTGTGCAGGAGGTTGGTCCTCGCGCTCGGAAGGGTATGCGTGTCTACGAAGCAGGTACGCCAGAGGCACCTGAGCTATCGGGGCCTTGGGACGAAGGGAGCTAATCATGCCGGGACCGGACGAGCCCCAATCGACGCCGACCGGCGCTGATATGGTATCGAGCATCGCGGCGGCGGATGCCGCCGCGGCAGCCGCGCGGGGCGCTGCGGCGGTCGGTATGACGCTCACCGACGCCTCGATAGCCTCGGCGACGGGAGCATCTCAGACGATTGCCGCGGCGAACGCCGACCGCTCGCTGCTGAATATCTCCAACCCCGGTACGGCCTCCTGGTGGATTAACGAGACGGGCGGCACGGCGGCGGCCAATGCCGCTGGCTGCTTTGAGCTGCAGCCCGGCGCCCGTTGGGCGCCTCGGCCCTCGCCGGTTAATGCTGTTACCGGTATTGGTACGGCAGCTGCTAAGCTGACGGTGGTGACGGGCTGATGGTCCGCCAGTGGCTTGCCGATGAGGGAATGCATACGGATCTGCTGAAGCCGATCGTGCTATTTCCTTTTCCTGGCGCCTTCGCCGATTTTGATTTTATTCGTCAGCGTTACTATTGGAACGGCGCCGAGAAGACGACAGCCAACTTCACCACCTTTAATCTCAATGGATCGACGCTCGACAATAAGGGTCTGACGCCTTCGACTACTGTCGATATTACCGTTTCCGTCGCCACGCTTGGCATGAACGCCAACGCGGCTGGCGCTTTTGCCTGTTCTTACATTAACACCGCTGGTCCGCCAGCCACTGGCTACCCGTTCCATTTTGACAACGCCACCAACAACTTTCGTGTTGCTTTTCAGATTGCTGTTACGACGGCTGCTCCAAGCCTTGTTTGCACAGACAGCGTCCTTCAAGCGAATGTGGTCCCAAACGCCGGCCAAGCAAGTACTGGAGTGCTGAACGTCCGTCATGGCTTTGCCGGGAGCTGGGCTTTGAACAATTTCCTGGCAGCCTGCAACGGAATTGCGGGGCCGGCCGACACGGCGGGGACATTACCGTCCACGGCACCGACTGTTCTCCGACTGGGCAAGGGACAGGTAGCGAATTCTGTCATCACAGGCTCGATAGCCAGAGTGATTTTTTGGAACGCCGCTAAGGCGCAGCCGGAGCTGAACGCGCTGTCGACGCTGATGCGCGACGGCGTTGATGTTCCAACTCTATGGACCCCATACGCTCTCGGCCCTGCGCTCAAAGCCTGGTGGTCGGCGGACGACCACGGCACCTCCAACATGACCGACGACGGCGCCGGGGCGATCAGTTCATGGAAAGACCGTATCAGCGGCGTAACCGTGACGGGTGCCACGACGGCGCGGCCGACGTGGAGCGCCACGTCGTACAACTCCGCTTACGCCGGCGTCACGTTCAACGGCACGACCAACGCCTTGGCCACGACGGCGTTTACGGCGTTGCCGACTGGCGCGACGGCGGGCAACATTGCCATAATGGTCTCCCAGAACTCGTCGGCCGGCCCCCTCTTTTTTCTATTCGGTTATGGCCAGGAGGGAATCCATTCTCGCAACGTGGGAGGTTATCCGACAGGTGGTATCGGGCACCTGAACATCGGTGACTCGAATACTCAACTTGACGATACGAGCGCGAGTTTCATCGGCAACCACCTTGCCGTTGGCGAATGGTCTGGGACGACGATGCGAGGCTGGCTCGACGGCAGCGCGACCAATCCTGCCAGTGTCTCGACCATCAGCATCAATACGGCAACGACCGGCGGCTGTCGCATCGGATCGAGGATGGAAAGCGCAACGTTTTTCTTCACTGGCGCCGTTCGGCATGTGTTCGTCACCACGCTGCTCACGACCCTTCAGCGGCAGCAGCTGGAGGGCTGGCTGGCCTGGGGCAGCGGCTTGCAGAGCCTGCTGCCGGCTGGGCATCCCTACAAAAGCATGCGGCCTTAGCGGAGGTCTTCGATCGTCAGCGCTTCGTCGTCGAGCGTGACGACTGGCGTAGCAGAAAGCTCGAGCATCGGCGGCGCTCGCAGCTTGGCAGCGTTCAAGGCGGCTAAGATGACGGAATCGGCGCGGATATTGACGTCCACCGTCTGTTTATCCCCGTAGCCTGCCGGGTTCTTGCGTGCCAGATACCATTTGATGTTGTCGCTCATCGCCTTGAGCATGGCGGGGTCGCTTTGGCCGTAGAAGGGGTCGCGATCGAGCGTCAGCAGCAGGTCGGCGAGGGTGTCGAAGCCTTCCTGCTGGGCGTCGATCAGCATGCCTTTCAGGTCTTCGTCCTTGTCGCAATAACGCTTAACGCTGTGCCATGTAACCATGGTGTCGCGACAGGCCTCGGTGGGGGAGCGACCTTGCCGAAGCAGGTCGATGACGCGCATGATCTTCGGAACCATTTCGTGAGGTAGCATCAGGTGCCTGCCGGGCCGCGTTTTCGAGCCGATACCGAGAAGCAGCTCGCTGAGTTCATTGCGTCATTCCGCTACAATCCACTTGGCTACGTCAAGGCGGCTTTTCCGTGGGGTGAGCGCAATGGACCCTTGTGGCCGCCGGCACGCCAGCCGCGCATCATCGAGCGATGGCAGGAGGTTTTCCTCATCAAGCTCGGCGAGCATATGGCGGAAAACGCCGTCCGTCAGGAAATGGGGCTTGATTACAAGGTTTTCCGCGCCGCAGTGACCTCCGGCCACGGCGTCGGCAAGTCGACGCTGATCGCTTGGTTGATTTTGTTCTTTATGTCGACGCGGCCGGAGTGCCGCGGCGTCGTCACCGCCAACACACAAGCGCAGCTCGAGCTGAAAACCTTTCCCGAGCTTGGTAAGTGGCACGACATGGCGATTAACAAGCATTGGTTCGCCAGGACCGCCACGCAGTTCTACTTCGCCGCTTATTCTGAGGAAATTAAGCGCAAGAACTACATGTTCAACGCGCAGACGGTTTCCACCGAGACGCCGGAAGGTTTTCAAGGCCTGCACAATCTCGAATCCGCCGTCGTCATGCTGGTCGACGAGGCCTCCGGCATCGACGAGAAGGTGATGGAGATTATTGAAGGGGCGATGACTGACGGCGAGCCCTTTATCATTAAGTTCGGCAATCCTACGCGGCCAGACGGTGAGTTTTTTGAGTGCTGCGAGGGCAAATACGCCCACATGTATTACCACCAGAGCGTCGATAGCCGCGAGGTCAGCTTCACCAACAAGGAAGCTATTGCCGATATCATCCGTAAATACGGCGACGGTAGTGACGAAGCTAAAGTCCGCGTCTACGGACAGTTTCCTAACGTCGCTTTTGACGGCTTTATTCCGACCGCTTTGGTGTCGGAGTGTCAGTTGCGCGAGGTGTGGCGTGACGATAACGCTCCACTGGTGCTCGGCGTCGACGTGGCGCGCTACGGCAATGACCGTACCGTCCTGTTCGGCCGGCGTGGACGTGACGGGCGCACCTGGCCTGTGTGGGAGTTTAAGGGGCTCGATTCGGTGCAGGTGGCCGAAAAAGTCGCCGAATGGGCGATCACCTACAAGCCGGATGCGATTGTCGTCGAGAATGCCGGCAATTCCGGCGCCGGTGTCATCGACACACTACGCCACTGGAATTACAAGGTTTTTGAGGTCTATCCGGGGTCGCGCAGCGCCCAGCCGCAGCTCTATGACCGACTGCGGGAAGAGTGGTGGGTGGCGGCGCGCCAGTGGATGTATGACGGTGGTTGCCTGGACCCCGGCGACACGGAACTGTTTTCCGAGCTGACAAAGCTGCGTTACAAGGTTGCTCGCAACGGCGGCACACAGTTGCAGGTCGAGGCTAAGGAAGAGATGAAGAAGCGCATCGGCTATTCGCCTGATCGGGCCGACGCCTTCGTGTTGACCTTCGCCCAGCGCTTCACCCGCAAGAACGTCTGGAACGCGCCGCAGAACGCCTTGAGCGCGCGACGCCGCGCCATTGTCGACTACGACGTCATGGCGGTTTAGGGGGTTAGTATGGGCGGTTCTCCTCCAACCCCGAAGGTGGTGCAGCCTCCGTCCAAGAGCGACGAGCAGGTGCAGTCGCTCGCCGAGGAGGAGCGCCGCCGCTACTATTCCCAGTTCGGCGGTCGCTCAACGGCGCTGCTGACGGGCGGGCTCGGAGCTTCCCCCGGTTTCGGGTCCGCCACCAAGCTGCTGTCAGGGACGATCTGATGGCGATCGACCCGCAAACCGTCAAAGCCTGCTACGAGCAGGCCAAGAGCGACCGGATTCCTTACGAGACTGATTGGCGTACCTGTGCGCGGCTGGCGTTGCCGCAGCAGTATGGCGGCTGGACGTCGCCCGACAGCCCGCCGGTGCAGGGTGCCAGCCAGGTACGTGCACAGCTGCTTGACGCCACGGCGATGAAGTCGGTGCCGCGCTTTGTGGCGCTGCTCAATCGCATCTCGACGCCCGATGGCTATGACTGGCACGGCCTCAAGGCGTCGAACCGCGAGCTGAACAAGATCCGCGCGGTGAACATCTATTTTGAGGATCTCACCGACGCGCTGTTCCAGCATAGGCGCAATCCGAAGTCCCACTGGTCGGTGTCGAGGTTTCCGAAATACGCGTCGATCGGCGTCTATGGCCCTGGCATTGAGTTCATCAGCGAGCGCAAGGCGACGGCTTCTGATCGTGGGGGACCATTTTATCGAAATGTCCCCCTCCGCGACGTCTTCATCGAACTTGATTTTGACGGAAACCTCTATCGTATCTATCGGCGCATGCGGCCCAATGCCCAGCAGGCTAAGCGGCTGTTCCCCAACGCCACATTGCCGACGGCGATCGAGACCGAGCTAAAGCGCAAGCTGCCGGATACGCAGAAGCGGTTCGAGATCGTCCACTACGTCGCGCCGAACGACGAATACGAAGATGAGAGCATGGACTATCGGCAGTTCGCCTGGTCGAGCGCCTATGTCTATGTCGACGCTGGCGGGCCGTCGCTGATCGACGAGCAGTCGGGCTTTCACGTAATGCCCTACACCGTGCCGACCTACTTCCCCGAACCGGAGAACCCCTACGGTTACAGCCCGTGCCAGGTGGCCTTGTCGAGTATCGGCGGCGTGAACGCAATGAAGCGCACAATGCTGAAACAGGCACAGCGCGCCGCCGACCCGACCTTGCTAGCTGCGGACGACGGCATCTTGGGAGGGCAGGTGTCGCTCGTCCCTGGCACTGTCAACTACGGCGCAATCACCAAGGATGGCAAGCAGTTATTGCAGCCGCTGCAGCCCGGCAATTTCGAGATTGCCAAGGAAATCATCGCCGACGAGCGCATCGACATCGAGGACAGCTTCCTTGTCTCGGTATTCCGCATTCTCCAGGAGCACCCGGAGATGTCGGCAGCAGAAGTGTGGGATCGCCAGGGCAAGGAAGCTGCTCTCGTCGCGCCGGTCGCCGGCATGATGCTGACGCAGGACATCGGCCCGACGATCGAGCGTGAGATTGACATCCTCACCCGCAACGGACTGGCGCCGGAGATGCCGCCGGAGCTGGTCGAGGCGCGTGGCGAATACGACGTCATCCCCACAGCGCCGCTGTGGAAGGCGCTGAAATCGGAGAGTGTCTCCGCCATGTTCCGGCTGATGCAGTCGACGGCGGAGATCGCCAACCTGACGCAGGATGCCTCGCTGATGCAGCGCTTCGACATGAACGAGTTCATCCCCGACGCCGCCGACATCATGGCGATCCCGGGCCGCTGGCTGCGCTCCGACGACGAGGTGGCTCAGCTGAAGGAACAGGCGCAGCAGCAGCAGATGGTGCAGCAGGCGGCGGATGCCGCCCCGGCCATTGCCGGCGTGATGAAGGCGGCGAGCGCCGCCTCCACTGGCAATCCGAGGAAGACCTCGAGGTATTAGTGGCAGACCCTGAGTTTGTGGAAGTCGATTACGACGCTTTTGGCGACCCTATTCCACTGCAGCGCCCGCCGAGCGCCGAGGCGCTCCGGGCGGTCATCCGCGAGCGCCAGGGCGCGTATCACCGGCTATTCACGAGCGGCCAGCCGCTGCCGGGCGATGTTCAGGTGGTGATGGACGATCTCGCTCACTTCTGCCGCGCTTACGAGACGCCCTACTCCGCCGACCAGCGGCTGACCGACGTGGCCATCGGGCGCGGCGAGGTCTACCGCCGCATCCTCGAGTATTCGAGGCTTTCGAACGACGAGCTGTTTCACCGCTACCATCAACGTGCGCTAGGAGGAAGAACGTGACCCCCGAAGACACCGGCGCTCCGCCGGCATCACCCGCAGCACCCGCAGCACCTTCGTCACCACCACAGACGCAGGCCCTCTCGTTTGATGGCTATCCTGACGACGTGCGGGTGACCCTCAATGCCCGTGGTGTTACGCCCGACGCCGACGGCTTCAAGTCGCTGGCCAAGCAGTATCACGACGCTAACCGCTACATCCTCACCAACGGGGTGCGTGACGTCGCGGGTGTGCCTGGAAAGGACGCCCCGCCGGAGGCGTGGGACCGTCTCTACACGGCGCTTGGTCGGCCGCCGAGCCCCGACGCCTACCAGATCAAGGTCGAAACGTCCGACGGCGCGCAGGTCAATGGCGAGTTCCTGACCTTTGGGCGCAGCCTCATGCATAAGTTCGGGGTGCCGGCGGAACGCGCGCAGGAGTTTGTCGACGACTACCTTGGTTATTCGCAGAAGGCGGCGGCGGCCGAGAGTGCCCGGCAAGAGCAGGTCATCACCGAGATCAAGCAGCGCGAAGGGGCCGCTTTCGACCAGAAGGTGGCCCGTGGTCAGGAGGCTGTCCGAAAGCTCGGCCTGTCCGCCGAGGTGCTTGGCGGCGTAGAGAAGCAGCTCGGCACAGGCCCGATGCTGCAACTGTTCATGGCGCTTGGCTCCAAGCTTGCCGAGGGGAGCTTTGTGCCGGCGAGCGGCAGCGCTCCTGTCGACCCGTCGCAGATGAGCGCTGACCAGGCGAAGACGGAGATCGACCGGCTGCAGGCCGACGAGACGTTTTCGAAAGCCTATTACGACGCCCAGCATCCCGAGCACGCTACAGCATTAAAGCGGATGGAGGCGCTTTACGCGGCACGTTCAAGACGATAGCTTGCCGCTTCAATTAAGGGCCAGATGCTGCCGACTACCCCGATCTGGGCCGGCAGCATCAGACTACCCCTTGCACACGATCTTCCGTTGTGAGGGGCAATCATGGCCGAGACAGTCGCCACCTATACCGTTCCCGAACACTACGTTTCGATGTTCACGGCGAACGTCGAGAGCGTTCTGCAGAAGCGCGGCGGCAAGCTGCGTGGGCTCGTCACCTCCGGCACTTATTCCGGCGAAAAAGTGCAGGTCGTCAACTTCATCGGGCCGATCGAATTTCTGAAGCGTGACACGCCCTACCAGGACACGGTGGTCACCGAGCCGGAGCATACCTCGCGCTGGATCGCCGCCGAGGATTACGACGCTGCGGTGCTGATCGACCGTATCGATACGCTCCGCATGATCTACGATCCCACCAGCCCCTACGTCGAGCGTTTCCGCGAAGCCGCCGCGCGGGTCGAGGATCAAGTTATCCTCGATTCATTCTTCGCTGTCGCCAAGGCTGGCAAGCTCGCCTCGGTCAACGTCCCCTTTCCTGCCGCCGACGTCATTCCGAACGGCGGCACCGGTCTGACGCTGGCGAAGCTCAGGGCGACCCGGAAGCTCCTGAAGAAACGCTTCGTCGACCTCGAGGCCGAACGGCCTTACATCATTGTCACCGCCGACGAAATTGACGCTCTGCTCGGCGAAACCCAGGTCATCTCGGCCGACTATGCTGCCATCAAGGCGCTGGTGGACGGTGAGGTGACGTCGTTTATGGGCTTCACGTTTATCCCCGCCGAGGGCTG